ATAAGATGCTTCTGCACCACAACAATTACTATACATATTCTTTGTTTTATAGTTCGTAAACTTTTTTATAAACCTCTTGTGTGTTTTTAACTGCTTTGTTATAACCTACACTAAATGCTTCTGATGCTAGGTTACTCATAATAGTTAGTAGTTCAGAGTTATACTCTATGTCTAATCCTCTTAATTTGTCGTATGCGTTTTCTAATGGTGTTTTCATATCTGTTTTGTTAGTTAATAATAATGCAATATACAAATAAATAACATACCAACAAATAATTTAATAACTTTTATGATATAAAGTAATTTCCTCTATTTGGGTTTTGTAGTTGATATGAGATTGCATATCTGATTGCATCAATGATATGGTTGAATTTATCTTGTGGTGTTTTAGACTTCTTTTCTAGCCAAGAATAGTTGTTTAGTTCTTTGATTAAGTTTATACTGTTTTCTTCTACAATCAAATCATAATCTTGCAGTAATGCTATGCCGTATGTAATTGAACCTTGACCTTTTATTGCTTTGACTACATTGCAACCTTTTGCTTTAAGTTCGTGCAGTAATCTTGGTTCAGCACTATCACCTACTATAAGATGGTTTTTAGCGTGTTTAAGGTTTAGTTCAGCTATCTGTGATGTGGTAAGACCTTTCAAGTAAAAACACTCTCTTAAATAGATTATTTTGTTGTTTGTATCAATGTTAGTTTCTACTAAACTGTTCTCGTCTGCGGCAAATCCATAATCTTGACCAAAGACACTTACACCTACTTTTTTAAACTCACCTATCTGCCAATTAGTAAATATTACACCTTCTGCTTTGTCTAACCATCCACCAAGCATTTGGTGCTTGTATTTCTCTGGTCTGCGTTTCTTTATGTTTTCTATTTGCTCTAAATAGCTTTTAGATAGGTTTTCTATGTTATCTAAATAAGTAGTGTGTATGTAGGTTGTATTTCCTTTGGTTGAGTTTGTTCCAGCTTGTACACCTTTATCTTCAAAGAACCTATTATATATCCAATGCTCTTTTGTAACTGGGTTTAAAATAAGTATTACCCTATTCTTTTGGTTTAGGTTTCTTACACTTAAATCTATTTTGTCAAATATGTTTTCATCATTAAGTTCTTCTGCTTCATCCATTATCCAAGTTGTAACGTTTGTTAAACTTTTCAAATTTGCAGACTGATCACCACTAGAAGTTCTTATACCTTTGAATATTATCTTGCTACCAGATAGCTTATTTCGTATTTCATCTTTTGTTATATAAAATACGTGTTGTAGGTTAAGTGTTTCTATCTTATGTATAAATTCTGGTATAATAGAAATGTATGCAGATGATAGTGTAAACCTAGTAAACAAGATTGTATGCCCAGCTTCAAAAGTGAGCAATAACAATAATAAGTTTATAGAATACGATTTACCAGAACCACGACCACCAGTAACAATATAGTATCTTGCATCTGATGTTTGGATAGGGTTATACTTTGGGTCAACTTCTATCACTTAAATTTTATAATATCTTTAAAGTTAATATTGAACCCATCTGTAGATGTTATGTCTACACTCTCTTTTGGTTTACCGTATCTATAACCAAAGTACAATGACATAGCACGGCTATCACCTTTTAAGATCTGCTTGCCTAGTGTTTTAATCACCTCATCATTATCAATAAGGTTATCTAGCTTTTCTATTAGTTTTAGTTCGTCTGCTTTCTTTGGTCTGCCACCTTTGTTACCTACAGTACCACTATTATTTTTTCTTCCGTCCATTTAGTATTTTATTAGTTAACTAATTATATAACGTAATTACTCAACGTTTTTATTTAGCTTTAATTTTAACAGTCTTTCTCTTATTGCTTTTCTTTCTTTACCCTTTGGTAATTTGTCTAATAGTTGTTGTAGCTTTTGTATTAGTTTCTTGCTCATAGCTTTTCTATTTCATTTAATACTTCTTGGTAGTATTCTAGTGTTATCTTGTTATGTGGTTTTATTATTTCATTTTCAAGTATAAGACTTATATGTAGTTTAGCACATTTCTTTGCTTCTGTGCTTGTTGTTGTTTCTACATAAAATGCTTTTACTAATTGGTATGCTTTCTCTTTTGGTGTTTGCATAAATAGCCATTCTTTTTTAATCATAGTTCTGTTTTTATATTCCACAATAACCAGTATCACAATCATCAAAGTCTTCATCAAATAATTGGTTTTGTACACCAAATCTTAATATGTCTTTATATGCAGCTTCTGAATTAAATGTGTTCCCAGTATTTTCTTCTTGCTTAACAAACCAGTTGAAACTATCTTTATCCTTTTGTGCTATGTGAGATAAAAACAATGGGTTTCTATTTACACAACCAACACAATTATTTCTATATGCAAACCTTACCTTTTGTTTGTCCCAATAATTATATATAGTATCTTTTTGCACATTGTCTTCTATCAATGGAAACTCTGCATATCTATAAGGTACATCTGCCCATTTATTATTCTTACCTTTTTTAGACTTACCTATTATTGTTTTAAAGTGTTCTAAACCATTTTCATCTGCACGTTCTAATATGTTAGACATTCTGTTTTTTTCTGTTGGTCTTAACCCTATTCTCATTCTTACTGGCAGTTCTGTATTTTCTTTTAAAAAATTGAATATTGGTGTTATTTTCATATCTGTTGTACAAAACCTTGCCATCTTATTAGGTAAGTAATTACTATGGTTTTTTATAACTTGTTCAAATGTATCACCACTTACCCAATTAACACCTTGTCCGGTATGTTGTTCTAAATCTAAAATAGTATATATTATATCATCCATCTCAACAGTACCAATAAATTCTTTTCCTATTTTATCTGAAACAAGTTGCCTTGTCTTTTCATCTTTGCCATTCATCCAAAGGTTATCTTTATCTTCAACCCTTACCAAAGAAAATATATTTATATTAGCTGGGTAGTGCTTCATAAGATATGCAGATGTTTTACCACCAGAAATACTGTTTACGGTTATCATTTTTTTTGTTTAAGTTGCACAGTTTATAATTTCGTACTCACTATTGTTTTGCTTCCATTCAAAAGACTTTAATACTAAAGCTGCTCTTTCATCATACATAGTTTTTTGTTCTTCTTCTAATGTTCTGTATTGCTTTTCATTTTTAGTATAACCACCATCAAATTTGTTTAATTTTTCTATTGCCTTAAAATAATCTTTTTCTAATGTTGCATACTTTTTTTGTATTACTTCTAACTTTGAAATCTGGCTGTACTCTATTTGTGATTTAACTATAAAGTTGCTTTCTAATTTATCATAATAATCAAATCTATCTTTTTTGTACAATGGGTACATTTTGTTTGCGTGTATTGCCGTTGCGTGGTCAAATGATTTGCCTTTTGATTTTATAAAGTCAGATATACTTACCCACCTCATATCAAGTTTGTTTCTTAATATATGACAAAGTAAAGCACGATGCTCAACGTATTCAGTTTGCCTTGTTTGTTTGTATATATCTATGCCAGTTAAAGTAATAAGTAAATCACTTACTTGTTCTGGTGTTTCTAATATTGTGTTTACAGTGTTGTAATTCATTTACTTTGTAGTTTTTGGATGTATAATGCTGCATCCATAAGTTCTTCTTTTAGGTGTTGCAAAAAGTCATCTCTGTTATTATCTTGTAGTGTTGTTTTGTATTTGTCTATTCCTACACAACTTCTTATATCAAATTCTCTTTTTAAATCTTCTACTATTTTATCTGGTTTGCTATTAAACTTTTTTTGTTTTTGTTCGTTTTGGTATTTGTATCTTTCTGTTAAACTCATACTTCTTATATCTTTCATTTTAAAACATTGTTAATTGTTGTTGATGTTGTTTTAATCTTTTTATTGCTGCGTTGTAATACTCTGCATCTAACTCACAAGCAGTTAAATCATAGCCTAAATTATGACAAGCTATTGCAATGGAACCAGAACCTAAATGTGTATCAAGGATTTTATCTCCCTCTTTTGCGTAGTTCATTAAAAGCCATTCGTAAAGTTTAATAGGCTTTTCTGTTGGATGTATTCTATTTGGGTTTTGTGGTTGTATTTCAATCCATTTTGATGTTGTTCCTAAGTTTTCAGACAAACTTGCTATTTCAAGCATTGACATTGTAAAACTTATTCCAATAGTTTTTTTCTTCCAAGCAACAAAACCTTTCCATTGTGGTAATTCAAAATTGTTTGCACCCCAAATTATTTGCTCTTTACTTACTCTTTTTAATTCAGCCCAATACTTTTTTGTTGGTCTACCCTCTAAACTTTTCATAGAACCATTTGCCCTCATATCTTTAGTTGGTTGGTTGCTATCCCTATAAGGTGGGTCAACTATTGCAAGGTCAAAGTAATTATCTTCATACCTTGCCATTAGCTGCATATTATCTTCATTTGTTATTTGCATATTATTTATTTCTACATATGTTTAATTGGTCTACTAACCAGGGTCTTATTTTTTCAACAGAAGATAACAATGGGCTATCATTTTTTGCCAAACTTTCTAATTGTTTGAAAATAAAATCCATCTCTTTTTTATTGCCTTTTATTTTTTGATGTGTAAATGAACATAACCTATTAATTGTAAATGCTTGAAACTTCACACCACCATATTTAGATTTTAACCTTAATAGATTTTCAAAAATATAGTTGCTAAACTCTTTATCTTTTATAAATGCTGTACCTTGTTTAAATTGTTTACTTGTACCACAATTAAAATATATGTTAAGTATATTACCTACTGAAAAAACATTTTTTGTTTCATTGTATTTGTCAAAAACAAAAGAATATTGCGTTCTGTTTCTTGAAAAACTTTTTAAATAATCAAATGCAGACCAATTTCTGTTTGCATTGTTTAAGCTAATAATATATTTTTGGTATTCGTCTAAATCATCTGTGTTTACCCAGTCAACAATATATGCTGGTAATGTTTTAAGTTTTAATAATTCTGCAGACATTGCTCTGTGATGTCCCTCTATTACATTTCCTTTAGTATCTATTGTTATTGGTGATAACCAACCAAAATCCTCTATCTTGTTTTTAAATCCTTGATAATGATTTTCTACAATATCTCTATTTATTGTTGAATGTTTTAATTTGTTTACTGGGTATTCTGCGTTAAACCTACCTACTTTAATTTCTTGTGTTTTCATCTGTTTTGATTTTAATTATTAATATTTATTGTGTTCTTAATTTTAAAAGGTGATAGCACTCGGTGTATTTTTCTCTTGCTTTACCTTTGTATTCTTGTTTAAATAATTCGTATAGCTTTCTTGTGTATTGGTATTTTGTTGTGCAGTCTTTAAAATGTTTTTCTGCATACTTCTTACCCTTACCTTTAAAGTAGTTTACATTGTCTGCTGTGTCGCCCTCTATCATTTGAGCATAGAAATTGTACATAGCTTCTTCTTCTGATATGTCTAATACCACTTGGTGCTTGTAGTGATAGTTGTACATTAAGCAAGGGAATTGTTTATAGTCTTTATCAATTGATACTATCATTACCTCATCTCTGCCTATATCATCGCTAATTTGTTTCCAGTACCTTGCAACCATATCATCTGTTTCTACACCGTAACCCCATATACTATCGTAGTGGTCTTTTACAAATTGGTGCATCTCATTTAATAAAGGTGGCAGTTCTTGTTTCTTTCTGTTGGCTTTGTACTTTGGTGTGATTAGTTTTCTAAAGTTACCCTTTGAACCACTAAAGCATAATACTTTGTCTATGGTGTATTTATCTTCCAAGTCATTTACAATCTTCATATACTGCTGGTCAAACTTATTTCTTGCATCAGCTATATCTGTGTAATACTTTTCATCATCTGGTGTTTCTCTTTTACGATAGCAACTCGCAAAAATTAAACTATCTGCATCTACTAATAAAATCATAATGCTTCTTTAATCATTTTAAGGTGCATTTCTTGCATCTTCTTTTGTTCTTTAGTTACCATACTAATTATGCTTGGTAAATCTCTAAAAAGCTGGTCTACTTCCATCACAAGTGTTTTGTTATCATCGTAACCAATATACAACTCACCATCACTACAATGCAATGTATCTGTTTCACCAACATAAGTATGTAATTGTGCATCTTGTAATTGTGCTTTTAATATTTCAACCTGTGCTTCTAATTTTTCTATTCTGTTATCTTGTCCCATTTGTCTATTGTTATGTTAAGTTTTAAAAAATTCTTTTTACCTGGTTTTACTTGGTAGTTAATATGTACATCAGTTATCTCACTATCTTGTTCAGTATGATATTCTATTTGTTTTCTTAACTTTTCCCAAGCTGCTTTGTTTACTTCCATAATGTTATTTTTATGCAAAGTAACACTATTTTACTTTATAAACAAAAAATTTTATAACTAATTTGGTTCTATATTTATATTTATTCTTACTGCTTCATTTTCTTTAAGCAAGTACACATCTTTTAAAAGTCTTTTCTTTGTGTAAACTGTTGTATCTGGGCAATACTTTTTAACTGGCTTTGGCATCTCTAAAGTGTTGAGGTAATACATAAAATTACCTTTAGGGTCATTAACAAAGAACAATTTTACAACACCATCAATAGCCATTAAATTATCATACTTTTCTTTTTCAAGCATTTTTTCATCATAATGTGTTTTTCTAAATTTCATCTCAATAACACAATCAACACCCTTTTGTGTTTTTCCAATAGCATCATATATTTTATTTCCACCAGCGCACCATTCTAAATTCCAACCATCAAGATTAAGTAAAAACACAACAGCTTTTTCCCACTCATTTATTGTTTTAATTCCCATTATTCCAAATTACGTTTAGTTGTTTTATCCATAACTTTATTTTTTTTGGATTGCAAGTGCAAGGTTTATGGTATTTATGATTATAGTACTTTGCGTGTAGCTGGCATATCAATTCAAACTCATTACCTTGTAGTGTACTTTTTGGTTCAGACCTAAAGTCACTCCAGCTTTCAAAATCTTCTTTAGTAAATTTTACCATCTATCAATTTTTATTTCGTTTAACTTTTTTCTTCTGTTGTTACAATCACATTTAGTACCTCTTAACTTGTGGTATTTATCTACCAGGTATTTAATACCAGTATACTTTGTGATGTAATAAATAATGTTTCCTATTTTCATAATTCTTGTATTGGTATTATTATTCCTTTACTTGCCATATTATCACCACCTTTTTTATCTCTTTTTGTGTTGAGGTATTTTCGGCATTTATCTTTTAACTCTTCTGTTTTAAGAATATATAATTTATCTAAATAAATATAATATTGTTTAGCTTTTGTTGCAGCAATACCACTTGGTTTTCCATTGCATTCATATTCAACATAAAAGTTACCAGTCTTTTTATATTGTGCATCACTCTTAACCTCAACACCCATATCTAATTCTGGTATGTATATGTCCCATTCCAAAAAATAACCATCTTGTATAAATGCTTTAGGGTATTTTTTTTGTATTAATTTAAGTGCTTTCTTTTCATACACCTTACCAGTTTCTAAATCCTTTACAAATTTTTCTCTCATAGCAATTTTTTTAATTTATTCTTAACTTTGTTATATGTGTTGTAAAGTGAATAATAATGTATTAAACTTTTGCGTGAAAATTCTGCAATGCTTTCGCCCTCATTTATTATTTCAAATACTTTTCTATCATACCAAAACATTCTTGATAGTTCTTCTTGTATTTTATCATATGGTTCTTGGTAGTTTACATCTGATGTGGTTAAGTGTATGTCATCCATAGAAACCATTGTAATGTTTTTACCTTTTCTTTTTAAATCGTAAAACAATGTTCTTAAAGTTTTAAAAATATAGTAGTAATTTATTTCTTCTTCGTTGTACATTATATCTAAACCTTTTTCAAGTTTCAGTTGTATCTTATAATACATTTCTTGTACAATATCTTCAGCAGTTTCTTGTTTACAACCAAAGGATAAAACTATTTCTACCCACTCTTTATGCTTTGCAGCAACTATTATCATTGTTTTTTGTACCATACTATTTTAATGGGTCATATAAATCACCAACTATTATTGGCAATCCTTTTTCGTTTACTTCAAAGCTAAATGTTTCAAAAGAGTAACCTCTGCTTCTACCACACTTAACCGTAGTCCAATCTTTGTTTACTGTGTTTGCTTCCAAACTTATTACTGTTTCTGCTTTTTTTTCTAATGCTGAACCTAAATGACCAGTTCCAAGTTTAGCACTACCAAAGTTTTGATGTATCACACAAATGATATGCACGTTTTGTTGTTGGCTTATTCTCATTAATGCACTTACTAATTCATTACTTTTTTCTATGTTGTTTACATCTGCACATAAATCTGCTACACCATCTATAATTAAAAGTGATGGTTCTTTTATGTGTTCCTTTAAATAGTATTCAATAAACTCTAAACGTTCCTTAAAAGCTATTGTACGCAATGCAAACGTATGGTATTTATCTTTAGGTATGTTGCTATCCATATCTAATGGTCTTTTAAATACTTTAGATGCGTGCCAGCTTCCTTGTTCTGTATCTATATAAATTAAATCACCATTACCTCTAT